CCAAACTCAGGTCAGCGTAACTTTTGACGCCTACTTACAATAGGTTAGAAAGCCACTACCGCTTAACACTATGGCTACTGTTCTGTCCGGTACGTCCGGCGCTCTTTATTACAAGCCTGCTGGAACCGACAGCACGTTTAAGGCCGCAAACGTCACCAATGCCAGCAACTCAATCAACGTTGGCACTTTTTTGAATTTCAAGGTTGATGACAAGGTCTCGTTAGGAACCGGTACGGGGGGCACTTTGCCTGCCGGGACATCGGCTAGCACTGATGTTTTCATCAGGACTTATGTCGCTGCAACCGGGGCAGCAACTTTTGCTGCGACTGCTGGTGGTTCTGAACTGGCTCTCACTAATGACGGCACTGACGGCACAACGCCCTTCACAATCAAGTTTGCTGAATTTCAATCAGTTGGCGACGTTCGTGAATGGAGCTTTGAGGTTACCCGCGAAGAAATCGATGTAACGAGCATCGGTGGAACGCTTGGTCAAAACGCACCATTCCGCAGCTTTATCACTGGCTTTGCTGATGGCACTGGTTCTGCGACTGTTTACACCACAGACGACGACACAACCATTGCAAGTCGTTTGATTGAAGATGTACTGCAACGGAATCAAGTTGGCGCAACTTTCAAGCTCTACACAGACTTGATCTTGAGTGGGTCGTCGCCAAACGACACCACAAGTCGGTCAATTGAGTTCGCTGCTGTGTTGACTTCTGCTAGCTACAGCGTCAACCCAGATGATGCTCAAAGTGTAGAGATTGCATTCCGGCCTTCTGCGGCCCCAACTTTTGACTTCGCCAAGTCCTAAGTTCAGGCAACAGATTTTGTGGCCCTTGGCTTGTGCCAGGGGCTTTTTTATGTGTAAGCTGTTAACGAACAGAAATTATCTTTTGTGGCAAGTGCTCTTGATCAGCTAAAGAAAGCCGCCAATTTGCAGCCAGTTAAAAAAGTTGTTCCTTTATCTGATGGCTCAGAGTTTGTGTTTTGGCGTTCCCCACTAACAATGGCGGAGCGTGAACGCGCTCAAAAAGGAACTAACGACGACACGAACGCATTTGCGTTGCAGCTTTTAATTCTTAAGGCACAGGATGAGGAAGGCAAACGGCTTTTTCAGCTAGGCCAAGCTGCAGAGCTTAAGAACGATGTTCGGGACGCTGATCTGCAATCTTTGATGCTTGCCGTAATTGAAGAGGACAGCACGGAGGCGGCTGACCCAAAAGGTTAAAAGCTGAACTGAAAAAAGATAATTTGTTGCGGCTCCAACTAGGCGTTGCGAAAGAGCTTGGCTACACCTTGGTCAAGCTCAAGCATGAGGTGACGCTAGAGGAGCTGTTGATTTGGTCGGCTTATTTTGATCTATTGAACGAAGAGCAACAGGTTGCGATGAATAAAGCGAAGCGTGGGCGCTAAACTCAAGTCAATGGATAAGCAGGCATGGCCGTTGTCTCTCGCGTAGAAGTTGCCCTTGAGACGACCAAGGCTGTAGCAGATGCGAAAAAATTTGAGCGTGCAATGGATGGCGTCGCTGGCGCTACTCGCGATGTTAATGGCCGTTTGCGTGATGCAAAGGGAAAATTTTTAGGCGCTGGAAACGCAGCAAGCACAGCTTCTGGAGGGTTTGGCAAACTAGCTGGCAGTCTTACAAAAGCGGCGGCGGCCTATTTTACGGTTTCACAGGCCATACAGGCCACAAATAAAGCCATTAATGAGTCCATCGGCAGAGCTTCATCTGTTCGTTCTTTAGAGCTTTTGTCTAGCCAATATGGTGAAACTGCAAAATTACAAGAGGCTGCTACAAGTTCAGCAAACAAGTTTGGTTTGAGTCTTACACAAGTCAATAAAGATTTGGCCTCAACTTATGCACGGCTTCGACCTGTTGGAGTTGGCTTAGAAGACATTGAATCAGTTTTTAATGGCTTTAACACGGCAGCTCGTTTGTCGGGCGCAAGTGCATCAGAATCGGCTGGAGCGTTTAGGCAGCTTGCGCAGGCATTAGGTTCTGGCGTGTTACGAGGAGATGAATTTAATAGCATTGCCGAACAAGCGCCAGGCTTGCTAATTGCTATATCCAAAGAGACGGGCCAGGCCGTTGGTGCGTTGAGAGAATACGCAGCGGATGGCAAAATTACTGCTGACATTGTAATTAGAGCACTTAAAAGAATTGAAACAGAGGGCGCAGAATCTTTAGCGAAAGCATTAGATACGCCTGCTCAAAAACTTGTTGACCTACAGAATGCAACCGAAAATTTGAACGTTGCTTTTGGCGATTTAATATTGCCTGCGGTTATCGGTCTCGTTGAAAAACTTACTATTGCAACAGAAGGGTTAACGGAAGACATAGAGAAAACCCAGCAAGCGTTTAAATTCCTAAACACTCAGCTGCAAATATTAAAACCTCTCATAGAACCATTAGAACAAATAGTAAAAGATTTAGGGCTTGAATTTGATGAATTTTTCTTGAACATTGCCGAGGGAGTGCCTGTCGTTGGCGCGGTAATTAAGCAGTTAAGATTATTGGCAAAGCTAAGAGATTTGGCGGCTGGAGCGCAAGATGTTACTGATAGGCAGGGCACTGATCTAAGGCCAGACCAAGGAGCTGCAGTTTTAGATTTTAATAAAATTAATGCTTTTAGAGATCAATTAAAATCAGAAGATTTACTGAAACAAACCAAAGAAAATGGCTCTACGACAGGTGGCGCAGAAGACTTGCTGAGTAAGCAACTAAAATCCGGCGCAGAGTTAAGCAAGCAATTCCAGCGGCAAATTCAGTTAAGAGAAGCCAGCACTGATTTACTACGTCAAGAGTTGCAAATTGAATTTGACAGGCAAGACGCTCTGGCAAAGATTGCAGAAACGGCAGAACTAGGCCAGCAAGCTGATCTCAACGCATTGGCAAATAAAATTGCATTGCTTGAGACTGAGGAAGCTAGGACAGAAAATGCAGATAGGTTGGCAAAGATTCAAGCAAAAGCAGATAAAGACGCTGCAGATGCTGCAAAACGTCGGCTTGAGGCTGACCCTGGCTATCAAATGCAGCAGCAGCTTGAAAAGCTCTTGGATACGCAAAACCAGGCTGCGTTTGCTGCTCAATCAATGGGCGATGCGTTTGCCAACGCTTTTGGTGATGTCGTTACTGGTGCCAAGTCTGGACAGGAAGCATTAGCAGGGATGTTGAAATCTATTGCCGCTGATTTCTTGGGGATGGCGAAAAAGATCATTGCTCAGCAGTTAATAATGATTCTGTATCAAACCATCCTTAAGGCACTTGGTGGGCCGAGCTTTAATAGCCCTGCCGCCAGCCCTGGGGGCTCTGCTGGTGTGGCAGGCATTGGTGGAGGTGGCCTTGGTGACGTATTTGGCAATACCAGTTCGTTTGGAACTTTTGCAGAAGGCGGTTTTGTTAACAAGCCAACCAACGCATTAATTGGTGAAGGTGGCGAGCCTGAGTACGTCATCCCTGAATCAAAAATGCGTGAAAGCATGTCGCGTTATTCGCGCGGTTCACGCGGTGGTGGTGTCATTCCATCTGATGGTGGATCGTCTGCATCAGGGGATAGCGGTACTGCAGTCGCAGCAGCAATCGACGTTCGCTACACCGTGGAACGTATCAACAGCGTTGATTATGTAACCGCTGATCAGTTCCAGAGTGGAATGCAAAGTGCAGCGGCACAAGGCGCACAACGCGGTGAACAGAACACGCTAAAACGATTACAGATGAGCGGTAGCACCCGCAAGAGGGTAGGTCTATGACAAGTTTTGCCTTTGGCCATGCGCTACGAATAAAGCCTGAGCAAACAGAGCTTTATCGTTTTCAGAACTTCTTTATCGGCAAAGAGATTACGCATTCTGGTTCTGGCTATCAGTTTGTTCCTTTCGGCTTTTCGGGAGTCACAGTCAACCGCACAGGTGACGGTTTAGAAGCAACGCTAGTTTTTCCAAATAACAGCTTGGCGCGTAACTGGGGCGTCAGTGCAATTGAAGGCACTTGGGTCATGGAAGTAGACGTGTTGATGATTGAAGACCCTGACCCCGACACGGGCTTGTCAACGACAAACACAATCGTTCACACCTACACAGGCCAAGTAACAGGCGGGCAGTGGGACAACACGTCGTTAAACCTAGAGCTGAGTTCGGTGTTGGATGCTGTTGGAACGGACGTGCCAAGGCGTTCTTTAACGAATCGGGTTGTAGGCAATTTGCCGATTAGCAATAATGTCCGGCTGCGCTGATCTCATTGGGATGCCGTATCGTCTAGGCGCTGACGGCAGCGATGGCCACATTGACTGCATCCACCTTTGCTACAAGGCTTTAGGGCACATCGGCATTGATCCGCCACCGTTCAAGCAGTCCTGGTACGAAGCGAGTAAGTGGGAAGTGTCGCGTGATTTATTGAACTGGGGTTTTCGGGTCAAGAAGCCTGAGTATGATGGCGATATTCTGCTGTTACCACAGCAATCCTGGGCATTCGCAGTCACATGGCAGACGGGAATCTTGTACGTCAATCGAATGTCAGAGAAGGTGCAATGGTCTTCGGTCCGTCTGTTTACGACGTACCACTGCTTCCGTACGAAAGAGAGTTAATCAAGACGATTGGAATTACAGAAAAAGAGTATCAACTGTTTGCAGCTGAAGTTAGGCAGCGTGGTCGACTAAGACCTGCAGAGTATGAGCATCTTCCTGATATTCAAGCTCTTGGTACTGAGTCTTTAATTGTGCTTGGGATAAGCCTTTTGCTGACCGGCGTTTCATACCTGCTGACGCCAAAGCCCAAGATGCCTTCGGCCCCTAAGTCAGGCCGTATTGACCTAGAAAGTTTTACAGGAGCTAGTCGTTTTACCCCATCAAGAGGGTTTGAAACATTAAACGAGCTAGCAGACTATGGGGCACCAATCCCTATCATCTTTGGCCTGTATAACGAAACAGAAAAAGTTGGTGGCATGTTGATCGAGCCACGTTTGGTGTGGTCTCGTATGTTTAGCCATGGCACACAACAACAAGCCAAGCTTTTGTTTGTTGTGGGTGAGCAAGGTATTAGGACTGAAAGTGCCGAAGATGGCATTGCCCCACCGTCATTGGAAGGCATCTTTCTGGGCAACAACGCCTTAGACGTTATCTATGACGATCTGTTCGCTTTCTACTGGAAGCGAGGTTACACCCCAGAAGAAGGTGGCTTTGTCCGTAAGACGCATTTTTTAAAAGGTGACAAAGATGTCGGCAACTTAAGTTTTGGTCCAAACGACGAAGTTTTTGTTTGTCCTAGCGATGCAGAGAAAAACGACCCAAAGGCTTTTTGTCATGCGTTTTCACCAGTTAACAACGCGCAGTTTGGTGTGTATGGAGCGATCGTTAACGGAACAGGTTACAGGTTGAATTATCGAGTTATCACTGTTCCCAGAGATGGCATAAACGACAAAGAACAAAGAGTCAATATAATTAAACGTTTAAAAGTTATTGGCGATTTAAATCTAGGTAGAGACGGAGACTCTTCAAAAGGCATAGCCCCTGGAACGCTCCCAAGTGAAAGTGCCGACTACTCAAAAGAGGTACGAAAACTAAAGCATGTAGGAGAAGGCCGTCAGTACAGCCCACGGATGGGAGTTGTTCGTCATACTCGTGGCGGAACTAACACAACAACTAGTGGCGCTGAATTGTTCAAGGTTATTGATGTTGAGGTAGATGACACAATAATTTTCCGAATATCTAATACTGAGATACCTACAGACGCCTACGCGTCAAGAAAAGATCAGCTTGGCGAAAAAGTAGACGACATTAATTCAACAGTTTTATCGGAACAAATTTCCGCCGATGCAGCGATGCAAATGGGCGAGATATTTGCAATTGGCAATACTTTGTGGAAAGTTATTGACAGGTCGCAAACTGAGTTCAACCCAGAGCTTGAAGAGAAACCTGATCAGCAAATCCGACTTAAGTGCATTGATACTGGTGAATCATCTGAAAAAAAGATAGGCATTGTAAGCCTAAATAAAGTTGTTAGTCCAGAGATTTATCTTGACGATCTCAATGGTGTTGGCGCGGGGTTTTTCCCTTTGACTCAAATCGCGACGGCAACTGTGCGAAATAATCGCCCGGCAGTTGTAACAGAGCTAGGAATTAAAAGTACGGTATATCAAAACTTACAAGGGCTATGTTCTTTCCCTGGGTTGCCATCGTCAGATGAAATCAATGAATACGACCAGGATAATATAACGGTTGCTACTGGAACGATTACAGCAACAGTTGCAAGGTCTTCTTGTTTTAGAATTTTTATCAGAAAGGCAGGGCTTAATGCAAGCGGCAATCCGCGTAATTTTAAAGCTTTCCCGCTGCGATTTGTCGTTGTAGGTCAAAGACCTGTCGCTCAGTACAACTTTATTAGGATTGAAAGTCCAAAGGGTTTAGGGCCAGAGGAGTTTGAATTTAAGATTGTACCTTTGCCTGGCTCTGAATTACGCGCACTTCCAGAAACTGCTGAGTTTATAAAACTTGCAGCAACTGTTCCTAATAACGATTCTGAAACAACTTTAGTCAACAGGCCAGCGAGCGTAGCAAACATTGATGGTGTATTTAACGTTATTGCTGCTGGGTCGGTAGTACAAAAGTCAGCAATAAAAGTGAATAAAGAATTTATGAGAAAGCCTAACTTTAATTTTACTGCTGCAGGTTTAGGGACTCCGTCGGTGGTCGAAAGGGAAAGTGTGCTCCCTGCGGACAGAAGTGGCACTGACAACCAAATTAATACAATTGAAGTTGTAAGAACTTTTTCTAACGAAGGTAACGCGACAGCGGGACGAATTGGAGCGATGACGTATGAAATTGCTGGCAACCCTGACAACAGTTCTGTTGGGGTAAATCAAACCACTACAGTCGTCACAAAAGAGTTTTTAGATGAGAATAACGATTTAAATTTTGCCATAGTGCGTTGGACATTAGTAAAAAGACGGTTGTCTGATGGACATTTCGCAAGAGTACACAACGGACAAGATACTGTTTGGACGCCCACAACCATCGAAGTGCTAGCCAGTTCAGGCAATTATTCTGTTGGCAGCGAGTTAAGAATAAAGCGCGGTATAACTGGAACCAATGTCGCAGGAGGTGACACCAGCGCCTATCAAGGCAGTAATCCGTTTAAAAACAATCCAAACACTGGTCATACTCTTCGCTGGTCTGGGCAAATTTATCGTGTGACATCTATAAGGACAGTTGAGGCAATACCAGGAAGAACAAACGGTTTCTACTATCAGTTGTTTGCCATTGATAATCACTTTGCAAGTAATTTGCCAGTTGGAACGGTTGACACGGTTTCGCAAACCTATACCGAAGGCAGTAAAAGCATTCGTATCCGCTATAGGTCAACAGTCAAACAGCTTCCAGACAACCACTGGTCAGGCGAAACAAAAGCTTGGACCGATCCAAGCATTGAGATAATTGAGGGAAATAGTACAACTTCAAACTGGGAAGTTAACGATAAATTTAGTGTTCGTTTAACTATTACAAACGACAATCCTTTCAAGACTGTTTATGGAGAGTCTGGCCTTAGATTTCAAATAGCTCAACGAAATGAGATTGTTGGGCAGAACACTGTAAAGGCAGATGTTATTTTTGAAGGCCAAAGCCAGTATGCAGACGTTAGTCATTACAGAAGCCTTGTTCAAAAGTCAAACGAAAGCGAGCCAGAGCATGAAGTTGTTTATGTGAACGAGATACTGCCTAACGATCCAAGCCCTACATACAACGATTTGACGATGGCCGGTCTTTCCTTGAAGGCCAGTCGCAATTTTACGCAGCTAGACCAATTACGAACTTGGATCGGCAGAGGGCTTCACGTAGAAAGACTGCATGAAGATCTAAATACTTACGAACCGAACGGTCAATCAACAGGTCCAAGCAATCTGCTGACGGACCTTGTGTTCTATTTGTTTACCGATCAGATGGGTGGAGCGGGAGGCTTAACCGGCATGACAGCGGCTAACCCAACCTTAATTGAAAAAGACAAGTTAAAAGAAACCTC